TATGAGAAAAATACCCAGATGACCCCATATTACATGTTTTAACTAACTGTGCAATATGTTTTTTAAATAAAAGAAAAGGGGCCCGAAGGCCCCTCGTCTCGACCGGGAAAACTCCCAATCCTTACCACTTAGTAAGCACCGGGTGAACCGAATACTCCTAGTGGGTCAGACCAACCGAAGCTGTAACGCTCACGGCTCTTATAACGGACGTTGCCAGTATCAAAGTCTCCGTCCATGCTGTTCTGCAGGGCGATACGTTCGAAATGCTTCAGACCGTTAGGTACGTCTGTCGTCAAGAACCAACTATTAGTGTCAGTCAAGAAGTGGTTGATTGTGTATCCTTCTGGGATAGAACCGTTGTTCTTGATAGCATTAATGTCGTTGTTGTTAGTACCAACGCGAAGTTCAGTGTCGAGCAAGCGAGTTGCAACGAACTGGAGCGCTGGAGGAACAACGAGCTTCTTAGGACGAGCAGCGATCAGCAGGCCACGTTCATCAGTCCATGCAGCGATCTGGATAACAGCGGCTTCAAGAGAAGTTTCGTTAAGATCGGCAGCGGTAGATGGTGTGTTGCTGTTCGTTCCACCGTTAACCAGAGGGTGTGACGCACTGAAAAGTGCTACACCGTCACCGCCCGTATAAAGGCTGTTGAAGCCGTTATTGAGGACAGCAGCAGCTTTAACCTGCTTGGTGTAAGCCATAGCACGTGCCAGACCTTTCGTATAACGCGCAGACAGTGAGTCATACAGGTTATCTTCGATCGCTTCTTCTGTGAGGGAGAAGCCGAGAGCAATCGTCTCGTGGTTGTAACGTGCAGTCCATGCTTCCTGTGCATTGTCATACGCGATGGCTTGGCCTTCGTTTTTAACAGGTGCAGCTGAGAAGCCAGATAGCTTGGTTTCTTCTTCGAAAGAACGCTCAGAAGTCTCTGTTTCGTAGATCTCTTTGTGTTCTTCGCCGTAACGAGCATATTCCAGACCGAACAAAGCGTTCAGACCCGGGAGCAGCTCTTTCAATAATTGTGCGCGTGAAATAGCCATTTATATGCTCCTTAAATGCCAGCAGAGTTGGTGTAGCTGTGGAATGTCTGATTCCAAGTAACCAATACTTCTGGATAACCGATGAAAGATACCGCAGTACCAGATGGCAGCGTAATAGCTGAGTTAACAGTAACTGCCGTTCCGTTTACGTTAGTAACGGTGATGAAGTTACCTGCTAATGCGCCAACAACACCGGAGGCGTTAGGAGCAACAACAAGCTGCATGCCGGGGCTGATAGCTGAGTTAGCTGCAGCCAGTGTAACAGCCGTGTTAGAACCAGATGTAGAAGCTGTAGCTGTAACAACAACCGCTGTATCAGGAACCAAACGAATCACACGGAAAGGAGCAGCTGCAGTACCAAGACGTGTATTACCAGAAGTACCGGAAGAGATTACACCGCCCGTAACGAGAAGTGCAGAGTCACCTGAAGTGGTAGAACCCGAATTACCTGTGATAGGGTATACGTTAGTACCAACAAAAGACTCACTCATGTAGCCGATAGTCGTGCCAGAGTTAGCAAGAGACGTGCTCTGCGTTCCTACAGCGACTTTGAAAACTACACGTGGATCGTCAATAACGTACGCAACAGCGTCCTGAGCAACAGTACCAGAAGGCCAATACTGAGCGCGGATTCTCTGATTCGTACCGGGGTTGGTGTACTCGCAACCTACGAAAACACCAATGGTGCCGCCGATAGGCGTAGTAGGGTTAGTAGTACAAGCATATGAACCTGCATTGATTACACCACCAACTAGTTGGACAGTATCACCATAAAACAAGCTCGTGCCATAACCAGTAGGAATAGGGAGCATACGAGTAGAACCCGCATATGGAAGGCCCCCAATTTCGTTTACTGGTGCTAGCCCGTATGGGGCTGAGACAGTAGGATAAGCCATGGAAAACTCCTAAAAAATTATTTACCTTTACCAAAGGTAACTTCGGAGCGGCCCTCTTTAAAGATAGGCATCCGAGAATCACTCTGGCGCATAAGGTTATTATCCACTGCCTTGATCTGGTTGTCGGTCTGCTGTTGCACATAGGCATTTCGCTGTTCGACAAATTCGACTGGGGTCTTGCAGAGTAACAACCCGCCGATCTCAATATTGTCTTTAAAACGACTATTGGGATCGAGTAACAGTGTAAAATGCGGTTGCTCTTCGAGTCTTACAGGTTCCCAACCTTCACGCAGTTTACCTGATAGGTTACGTGGGTTAGGGACATCTAGGATTGAAGTTGCAACCCAACGATACGCATACCCCGGCTGCTTGTCGGGCTCGGGAAGAAGTTCAGCTGGCATCCACTGTTTAGGACGTTCAGCAAAATCTCGGGTATCTGTATCGCGTTTAATTCTATTTTCAGCCATCTTATGCCTCCATCTTTAACATTTCGCGGACGTATTGTTCCGGTGTAATTCCAAGTTTCTTTGCAAGCGCAACTTGCGATTGACTTAGCCTTACCTTTTTAGGTGCTGTCGACCTAGTTGCCGGAGCCACTACCGTACCTGCTTTAGTCTTAGCGGGTGCTTTCGGCTTTTCTTCAGGTGCTTCTTCCTCAAAGTATTCGGAGAAGCGTTTACGCATGGTCTTGTCCAACCGCTCGTAATATTCTTCAGACCCAATTCGTACCCCATCGTTCTTCAGCTTTTCGTGTATGCCGAGAGCGGTAGCGGTCATCTCCGTGTCTTGTCCGTACCACGGATTTTCGCTTTGCCATTCCAATACTCTATTGTCAGGCTTAGGAATAGATTGAATCTGTTGAGGTGGTTGTACAACAAAATTATCTTCTTGTAAAGGGGGTAGCTTAAAATTTTCCGCCTTATCTAATTCTGCTTGATACTTACCTATCTCTACACTAGCTTCGGCTAGAGCGTCAGAGTCTCCTGCTTCGTGTGCGGATTTAAGAGCTTTCTTAGCTGCCTTTAGCTTTGCTTGCGCTGCTGTGATCTGGGCTTCTTTGTAGTCACCCTCGCCTTTAGTCAGCATCTCTTCAAGACGTTTATTCTTAGCGTATAGAGTCCGAGCCGCTACAATAGCTTCCTGTCTTTCACGTTCTGCCGCTTCTTTAGCACGTCGCTCATCATTCCATACCCGCTTCATGCGAATCAGTTTATCTTTAGCTTCTTTGCTGTACTTGTCGAGGTCATCTACCTCAATCTCAAGCTTCTTTACCTTTTCTGGATCAGATGGAGTACGGCCTCGGTCTTCTTCCGGGGTATCATCCTCGATCTCAATTTCAAAATCGTCACCTTCTCGATCAATAGTAATACCGTTGATCTCGTCGGGGAACTTAAAATCTGCGTCAGCCATGTCCGCCTCCTTTAGAACTTACGTTTGATGCCGCGTGGGTCCATAACAACTGCTTCTACGCTGTCGTCATTGATGATCCTGAACTCGCGGTTGTGAATAACTAGTCGTGTACCTGCATTAGGTCTAACAAGAATGAAGTCGCCTTCATTACACCAAGGTCCTGATGGGAACCTCTTCTCGTCCTTATAGCAGTCAGGTCCAAGTGCAACCACAAATAGTACTGTGGTTAACAACTCTTCCGTCCGTCTAGTCTCGTCAGCCTTAACAAGGCCGCTTTCATATTCCCCTTCAGCTTCCGGTACTGCACACAAGATACGATACCCTTTAGGTAATGGTAGTTGCGTTGCTCTTTCTTCCGCTGTTTTAGCCATAACCGCCGCTAAATCAATAGCTTGGCTAAGATCTAAATTACTCATTGTCTGAGTGCTCCCTATTGCGTTGCAGGTCTTGAATGATAAAACACGCTGCCTCTAGACCTAGAATCTGGCCGCATGTGTACTTATACTCCTCGTAAGAAGTAATATGGTTAAACGCTAACGCGTCGGATAGCGCTTGGATTCGCTCTTTGTATTCCTTTAGTAGGTACTCAAGCTCGTTCACGTTTATTCTCCTTTCTTAGGTTTCTGTTTAGCGGCCTCTGCTTGTGCAGTCCGTTGAGCTTCCGCTGCATCCATCTGGTCTAGATGTTTGTGATGGTCTAGCACATGCTTAGCGCCTTGTGTCCGCAAGTTATCTTCGTGCTGTAGGAGCTCTAATGCCTTGTCCTTTCTGTGCATGTCTTTCTCATGCTTGTGTTGCGCGGCCATCTCCGCCGTACTAATTACGTTATCTAAGTTGTGTTGTTTAGCTTCACGTTTAGCGTTTACTTGCTCCAACAGGAGCTTGCCGCCCGCTATCTTGTCCCTCATCTCAAGGTCCTTAGCTCGTAGCGTTACGTCCGCTATATCCTTTTTAGCTTTAGCCTGTTGTGCTGCGGCCTTGGTCTGAGCTTCTTGCGCCTTAATTTGCAGCTCTTGTTGCTGCATCTGGACGATCGGATCTTGAGCCTGCTGGAGAGCCTGCTGCTGTGCAGCCTGTGCTTGATTCTGTTGCAGTAGTTGTTGTGCAGCGGTAGCCAACATCGGAGCCAAACGAGCTTCCATTTCTGGATCGATATGTATGTCTTCCCCAGACTCGTCATGCTGTGGTGGTAAGCTAAAGCCAAGCTGTTTCTCAACTTCTACACGGTACTGGAAGCCTAAGTGCTCGTTGATATGCGCCATCATTGCTTGCTGCAGTGCCTGCGCCATTGGGTTGTTTTGCAACAACTGCGTGATCTTCGGATCTTGCATAGCGGACATATGTACGGTGATATGTGCTTGATGATCTTGGTATGCGAAAGCCTTTACAGGCTTCATCTTCAGGATATTCTGATTCTCAGAGACTGGATCGGTTGGCTTTTGATCTTCCTCCATAGGAATAAGTTTTGCCGCATTCTTAATCCCCAGAACTTCGAGCATCTGTCTGTGGAGTAAAGGCATGTTATAAAGTTGTGGCGCTCCCTGCGCCAGCTGGAGGACCGCCTGATACTGCACGATCTTTTGCGCCATCGTAGACGCGTTAGGGTCCGATACTGGAATAACGTCCACATTCTCGTAATCCGACTTTTTCGCTTTTCTAGACCCCTCTTCTGGATCATAGTTGTAATCCTCTGGTGTGTACTCTGCGATTATGTGCTTAAGAAGTTTGAGCTCTTGCTTCAACGAGAAGTGGATACGCGCCTGTACAGCCGACATAACCTTCAAAGTTCTTTCGAGGATAGCGAGTGTCGTGCCTACTGGGGCCTGAGCTGACATGTCAGACAGGTTAAGATCTGCGGTGTTCGCAAACCTTCTTCCTTCTTCAATAATCTTGTCCATCAGGGCAGCAAGTACCTGTGATGGTTCTTTGTATGGGAGTGGCATGATGTTGTCACGCATCGATCCACTTGGGACGTCTACGTCACGGAACTCACCCGGCGCAATCGGAGTGTCGTCTCCTTTTACCCTCAGTCCGCGTGTCTTGAACCCGCCCGGAAGATTTGCGAGTGTGCCTGCATCAACAAGCTGACGAATGATAGAAGTACCAGACTTAGCGTACGCACCGATAAGATGAATAAGGCCAAAACAATAAAAGCCAAAACCCGGAATGTAGCCGTAATGAACAAAATGTTGGCGTTTTTGGAAGGTTTCATCGTCTGGTTCCCAATTTCGACGGATTGCTAGGACCTTTTGGGTACCTTTTTCTATTGTGACTACATAAGGAAGAGCGATTCCTGTGGGTTCTCCGTCCTCATCCACGTCTTCAAACCCCGGTAAATCGAGGTCAACGTGCATTTCTAGCACCTTGTAGCGGTCGTCAGAAGTCGCTCTAAACCCTAGTTTTTCGGCGATTTTCTTCTCAACTTCGTCCAATGCGGTGATTGGATCGCCTAAATCTACGTCGCAATAAAACCCTTGGACCTGTAATGTACGGAGTTCGTTCTCCGTTTTACGCATAACGTGCGTTATTCTGGGCGAAGAATGTAGATCTGACGCGCCATACGGTACAACCATATCTTCTGCGGGTACATACATAGCAACTTGGCGCTGCATGCTAGGATCAAAATACACTTTCTTAAAGGCATTACCCGCTAAACCAAGGCCCCATAGCATTCTTTCTGTCTCTGGGCGGTATTCTGGCATCTCTTCCGTGAGCTGGTAGTTCATATCATCTTGAACCCGCTCTGCGGCTTTCTTCTTATCAGGTGTTTCCTTACCTATAATAAGTGTCTTAACCGGGCCTTGGGCGGGAAATATAGACATCATGGTCTCGGCTTGGAATTTAACCAAAGCCTCAGCTAACAGCGGGTGGTACACACCGCACGCGCCTTCCCATGGTTCTGCACGCTCTTCAATCTTTAGTCCAAGGAGTTCTAAGCCGTCTACGTAGGTTTGTATCCAGTCTCGGCGTGCCGATACGTCCGCATCGAAGTCTTCAATCAACTCACCCGCAAGCGTAGCAAGCTCTTGGTCGGACATATGCTCTGCCAAGTTGTCGTTGAACTCGTCGTCTTCCGCCTCAGCATCGGGATCAATCACAATCTCCAAGTCGCCCATTCGCATGGTCACACTTTCTGGGTCCTCGATCTCAATCTCGAACGGGGCTTCTTGTTCAGCCAACTTCTCAATGCCCATGGGGGCTGCGTACAAACCTTTATCTATAGCCATAATAATTCCTATCTAAATGCGGGGCC